GCTCTTCCAATCTTTTCATCATAACAAGGGATACAATAATTACGTAGATCTTTCTCAGAGAGACTAGCAGGATGTTTATCCTGAGTATTTTCTTTCACATAAAAATCACTATAGATTTTGAATTGGTCGCACCAATTACACCTCTTTAGTTTATAAGTTTTCTCATTAAAAATATTCACTGTAACATTGTTAGAAACATGACGGTGAATCCTAGGAACAATTGCATTTCTTACGATGTTCATCACAAGCTCCATAATAAAAGAAGTGGGGGATTAACCCCCACCAATTAGAAAGTTGAGTTTGACTCAACGGCGATGTAATATTCTACATCACTACCAGAGAAGTGAGAAATACCACGTGAAGAAATGCTTACATCATAATCACCTGGAATAATCTTAATATTCTCTGCCTTAAAGATTGCCTTAAATGCCTTATCAGTCTCACCAATCTCAACAGAATAATCGTTTGTTGATGGGTTCTTAGAATCAATTGCCTGCAAGAAAATATTAGTTCCATCACCAACAACAGCAATCTCAGGAAGACCAAGAATACCTGCAGCCTTTTCTACATCACGTAGATCCTTATCTGTTAGACGGAAAGTAACGTCAACAGATGGTAGGTTGATCTCCTTATCTGGAGCCTTTGTGACTGTGCTTTCATCAGCATAGGTATAATGGCTCTGACGGTTTTCCTCACGGAAAGTAACAGACTTATCCGAGAAGTCTAGAGTCGGATCCTTGAATGTGCTATAAAGAGCAATGAAAGTATCAAGGCTATAGATAGCAAAACGCTGAGGAAAATCTGTTGCGACCTTTGCCTTGGCCATGATTGTCTTCGTGGGAGAAATAGTCTTTAGAACATTTCCTTCCTGAACAACAATTGATGGATTAATCTTAGCAAAGTTTTTGAGAACATTAACGGTATTGGTATCAATCTTTGTCATAATATATCTTCTCCTTATTCACCTTTAGTTGATTTACCGAGTGCTGATGGATCAGCGGTAGCAGATGCACCAATTTGTGCAAGATCAGCAAGAGAACCACCGAAAATATAAGTTCCAACATGCTGCATTCTCATCCAAGGACAGAACCAAGTTGTAAGACCTGCCTCTTGCGCCTTCTGACAGAACCAATAATCTTCTGATAGATAACGCTTTGACTTAGGATCTACTTCTGCCTGGAAATACATCATAATTTCACGAGTACCATCAAAATGTTCAGTACGAACATGATCTGGCTTATACATATACTGAGGATAAGTCTCAGAGAACTTAGTCATTGCTCTCTTACTTACCATCATAAATCCTGTTCCAATTTCTAGAACCTCTACTGGCTCATTAATCGGAATAGCGTTCTGACCACCCTTTGGGTTGAATACGAAATCGCCAACGAAGCGTTCTAGAACATTAGGATCTTCGTCAGCAATACCCTTATCAACTGCACGCTTTACCTTCTCCCAAGAGATACACTTCTTTGGATATGGACCGCCAATGATGTCATACTTCTCTTCATCCTGAGCCTGAAGAGCCATTAGAGCAATAACATCCTGTGGATTGAATCCGATGTCAGAGTCAATGAACATCATATGCTGTGCATCTGAACGCATGAACTCATCACAACAATAATTACGAGCACGTGTAATTAGTGATTCATTAAACAGGAAGTAGAACTGTAGAGGAATGCCATACTTAGCACAGATTGCGGACAAGTCTGCAACTGAACGTGCAAACATACCAGCACACTGCCCTCCATACATTGGAGTCGCTACGAATAACTTGCGATCTCTCAGTTTTTCTACGGGAATCTTAATTTCCATTTATTCACCTTTCTTATGAAACAACATAACTTGTATATTTACAAGCTGGACAATGAACATTTTTTTGTGGAGGATTTGACATTAGAAGAATTGATGGATTAGTTTCAATTAACTCATCACCACATTGAGGACACTGAATGCCTGTCTTATAATTAAGTTTCTCAATCAGATGTTTATACTTTTCCCTATTGTGTTCTTCAACAGTCTTCATTTAGTATCCTTATAGTGATCAGCGTATAGCATCATTATAACGTAGTGCAGAACTTTTAGCAAGTCTTGTTTATTGGTGCCATGCTTTTTACCATAGCGCCAGAGATACTTGATAGCAGTGTTACGGAAAGTTGGAGTAGGATCACCTAAAGCAAGCCACACATCGAAACATTCTATATTCTGCTCTTCAGTCATATAGTGCTGCCCATATGTCTTATCTATATAGGCATGGAAGTCAGCAATAATCTGGTCTTCCTTATACTTATATTTATATTTAGTTGATGTGTCATTGATCTTAGCATACTGCTGTTGCTTAATTTGATTGCACATATCATTCCAAGATAAATTTTCTTTCAAAGTATGATTCAATGGAACCCAACCTTCGCCATCTAGTTTTGTCATCAGAAAAATCCTTCCAAAGTATTACCGACATCCTTACGCATATCCTTCAAACGAAGTTCAGCGTTGCCAGTTGTTTCACGAATATACATTGTGCATAGATCAGGAAACAGTTCAGCAATCTTTTTAATAGATTCGTAAACGTATTCCTTAGTGCGAATTGTCTGTAGTCCACCATCTTCCTTGTAATAATTAGATTTAACTGTTAGATAATCAAACCTAACAACTGCACCGTTTTTTACATACTGACGAATAGAATACTCATAGTCTTCACCATGATTTGTTACACGTTCAAGGAAAGGATCATGCTCTACAATTACACCAAACATTGAAGCAATAACATAACACAGCTTGGTATAAACTCGATCCTTCATAAAGTATGCGTTTGAGGCAGCATAGATACCAAATGTTTTCGCGCCAACCTTTTCGCATTCTTCAAATCCCTTGATAATGAAATCTTTTTCAAGGTCTTCAAGGCGACCCAACTTTTGTTCGCTGATTTTAATTTGAACTTCTTCAACGTCGTCATCAAACATCACCAACTTTGTGCCTTCAGGATACCAGTTCTCAATGTAATTACGCTGTGCTCCAATAGTATGAACGCCAACAATGATCTTACATTTATTTGCGTAAGGATCTTTTGCTAGTGATTCGAGATACATTTTATATTCATCATCGTCCGCCACAAAAACTGTAATTCGTGATGGATCAATGTTGTAACTTTCCAGAACTCTCAAAGTCTTTTTCTTAATAGTTTCTGGGCGCTTATATGAAGGGATAGCAATTTCATACTGCATTAAAAGAATCCTTCTAGGCTTGCAACTTCATCCTTACCATAAGGATCAACCATACCATGAGCATGAAGATAGTCATACCATTCCTTCTCTTCCCACATTCCGGGAGAAACACCATTCCATAGTGGACGATGTAGTGGATGATCTTTATTCATACGTCGCTCTTCAACATACTGTTTACGAAGTGCTTCGTATTCATATGACTTCAGTTCAAGCATCTTCTCACGGAAATAACAAACTAGAGAGATTCTCTCGCAAGTAGGATCATCAGGGTTGTTAAGTACGATAGGCGTATTTCCATGAATAATTTCATGATTGTTAACAAGAAGAAGATCACCAGGACGAACATCAACAGCAACCCTATACTCAGGGAAAATAAGATATCCACCAGTATAATCTCCTGTTCCTAGAACTAGTAGGTTTGATAATCCTGTTTCAAGATCACCAGCATCACGATGCGCTGCTGTTCTAAAAGTTTTATTAACAGTGATTGTAGTAAACACAGTTCCTGGAACTAAGAAGCGTGGGTCAAGTTTATCTGCAGCTGATCGCTGATTCTTCCAACGCCATGGTAGAAGTTCACGGAAACCCTTGTTCAGAGTTTGTAAGAATGGATATGCTTGTTCAAATAGTTCTGGGTACTTTTCAGTATATGAAGTTGCACGCCCATAAGGAATGCGAGGGTAACGATCGTACCAGCCAGCAACACCTGAGAACACGGACTTTGCATAGTTTGTAGTTGATGCCCATTCTGTGGCAACCTTGAGTGCTTCATTACGAACCATCTCCTTTGGTTTATTACTAAGACCATCTACCCACTTATCAAACCAATTATGATATTCAGGATAAACCTTAGTTACTTCTGAACGTAACCAAACAGTTCCACGTGTTTCTTCAACACCCTTTGGTTCACCATTCTTATACTTCTCACGAATCTTTTCAATTGAATTATCATCAAACAATGATGCACCATCATCAATCAGGAAGTCTAGAATTTCCTGTTGATATGGTGTAACCCAATCACGACCACCACGACCTTCGGTCGCAAGCATTTCACCACGAGGACCAGCGGCTAGACCACGATTCTGAGACTCTGTTGCTGCTCCACGCAAACCAGCATATGCTTCAAGACATTCTTGTTTAGAAAAATAATTCTTACGGAACTTGAAAGCAATGCGTAGCTCATCATGACCCTTATCGCACTTCTCGCAATCATTCATACCACACTCTGCCTTTGTAAGAACATCGCAGTTTGGTGGCATATAACAATCTGTATCTTGCGTTACTAGAACATCAAAATGACTCTCGTCAAGGAATGTTCCTAGAAGATGTTCGCAATCAATTTTCTCACGAGCAACAATACGTTTTACCATCACTTACTCCATAGAATAGATTTAACATCGGGTGCAGCCCACCCTTCTGGTTTCAAAATTTTACCATCAGCACGACGATTTACCTTACCATCTGGTCCTAGTTTTGCCATGTTAGATTTGTGAACTTCGTCGAAGACAAGGTCCAAGGGAATCCCGTAAGATGCAGCAGTACCACAGACAATGTAAATAATATCAGCAAGCTCTTTGGCGACATTCTCTAGATCTTCCTTCTCTTCGCCCTCAAGATATTCTTTAACTTCTTCCATAAGAAGTTCCATTCGCAATGTACGTTCTGTCTTGTTAGGGAAGCGTGGTTCAGTTCCAATGTTCTGGCCAACTGCTGTCTGAAAATACTTTACATCCTGATACATATTAGTCATTATACTATATCCTTCACACTAAGTCAAAGTTTATTATTGCACGGTATCTATTACGAGGCTGGCTTGAACAATGATACCTCTTTCCATCAAAAAGGACTACTCTTCCTTTCTTAGGAGTTACTCTTTTGTGTTCAATCAATTCAACATTTTTAGAACCAGCTTCTGTGTTATCCATTGTCTGATCATATACGATTGTGTCACCATCACTATCATTTAGATAGTAAACACAGGCGTAATGATCTAGAGGAATATCAATATGAATACCGTTATGTTCTTGTTGAAATTTTTTCTCTAGAGGTATCTGAAGAAACGCTCTATTAAAGTATATATCTTTTATGTCAATGGAAGTTTTTTCAACAATAGCATTACAAATTGGAACGCTTACTGCTTCATACAATGCTGAAAGCACACCATGTTCTGGATGTTTAAATGTTGCGTTAAATCCATACGAAGGATAAGTTAATTCTGTCTTGGCATAAGACATGTCTTTAACTAATTTCCAATGAGGATAATCTACAACTAAATCATGGAACTTATCTTGTAAATCTTTTGAAATTACATC